TTCTGATGGATTTGGTTTAATGTACGCTAAAAATAACAAACTAATAATTGATAAAATTATTCCTAAGAATTTTAATGATTGTTTAAACTTGTTTAATTTGCATAAATCAGAAACAAATAAAATAGCGATGCATTTTAGATTTACAACAGAAGGGGTCTCAACTTTAGAAAATTGCCACCCGTTTATATCATTTGAAAATGAAAATAAATCTATTGCTATGATGCACAACGGGGCTAGATTGCCTATCCCTTTATTAAATAAAAAAAATAGTGATACGTATTTCTTTAATGAAAACTATTTAAAACCTTTATTTATTAAAAATAAAAATATCTTACATAGTCAATATTTTATTGAGCAGTTAGAAAAGCATATTGATAGCGATAAATTAGTTTTTTTAGATACTAAGGCAAATCAATTTTTTATAATTAATAAAAATGAGGGTAATTTTGTTGGTAAAAATTGGTATTCTAATAGCTACTGGAAGGATACTCCAATGACCTATAGCAACTTTAATAATTACAATTATATTAATGATGATTATGATTATGATTTAGAAAGTTATAATTTTCAAAAATCTAATTCTATTGTAAATATTAACAGTCAAAAACAATATGACCTATACGAGCCTTTATCAGCTATTGAGGTTTTAAATCTTGATCTACCTGATATTGATATGATGATTGATGATTATATATCTAGCGATCAACAGGAATTAGTATCAGAGTTAATTTTTGAATTATGCGAAAAATTAAAAGCTAAAAATAATTTATCAATTAAACCTGTGTTAACTGAAGAAAAGAAAGGGGATTTAAAAATATGATTGAAGGATTAATTTACTGGAAGTTTATACTGTGGGTATCTTTTATTCTAGTATGCTTTCTTTTAATTGGTTTTTGTTTGGTTGTTTCTGATACTAATCAAGATTAATTAATTAAATATTCTATATTGGGGGATTAGTTTTTATACATTCCCCCAATAAACAAAAAGAAATCATTATTAAACTTATTTCCTTATTTTCCCCCAATTAATAAAATCCTAATAGCCTTTGAGCCGTTGTCCATTCATCATTATTATTTAGTCAATATCTATGAGCCGTTAGCCATTGCCCGTGAGCCGTTGCCCGCGTGCCGTGAGCCATTGCCCATGTGGATAGATGGCAAGTCCGCCACCATTATCAATTTTTTATGAAATAAAAAATTAGATAATGGTAGAACAATAATAAAAGACCGAAGGTCAATATGTACTTAACCATGTACAACGAACAATTAATATTTAAGAGTATCATTGAGCAATGAGTAGTTAGCAAAGTACTATCGATTTATTCTACAAAAGGTATTAGTTCTGTATCTAAGGCTAGACCCTAAATTCAGGGTAGACTTGTAGACTTGCTCTAGTATATAACTATACAGACATAAATGGATGAGAATTCGATAGATTTAGACTTGATGACTCCCGAAGAGCGTGTGCTCTTTGTAAGGAAACTTGAACTTAAAAAGCGACAGTTAGAACTTGCTCAATCATCCCGAGAAAATTTTCTTGATTATGTGAAAAATATCTGGCCCGATTTCATAGGGGGGGAGCACCATAAAATCATTGCAGGCAAACTAGAGGCCCTAAGAGACGGAAAGATAAAAAGATTAATTGTAAACATGCCTCCTCGACATACAAAGTCTGAGTTTGCCAGTTATTTGTTTCCATCTTGGATGATGGGGCATAACCCTAAATTGAAGATTATTCAAACCACCCATACAGCAGAGCTAGCATATCGTTTTGGTAGAAAGGTTCGTAACTTGATGAACGAACAAGAATTTAAAGATGTGTTCCCTGGAGTAGAATTAAGAGCAGACTCACAGGCAGCGGGCCGTTGGGAAACAAACCATGGCGGTGAATACTTCGCAGCTGGTGTAGGAGGTTCTATCACGGGTCGTGGTGCAGACTTACTGATCATTGATGATCCGCATTCCGAGCAAGATGCCATGTCCAAGACTGCTATGGAAAATGCCTGGGAATGGTACACCTCTGGTCCTAGACAACGTTTACAACCTGGTGGTGCGATAGTCGTGGTCATGACAAGATGGTCAGAGACGGATTTAACAGAAAGATTAATTGAAGCGCAGAGTAAAGATTCCCATGCCGACCAATGGGAGATTATTGATTTCCCTGCACTCAAAGAAGATGGACAACCTATCTGGTCAGAGTATTGGAAGAAGGAGCAGTTGGACGCGGTCAAAGCCTCACTGCCCGTGAGCAAATGGAACGCACAATGGCAGCAACAACCCACGAGTGAAGAAACGAGTATTCTTAAACGAGAGTGGTGGCAAATATGGGATAAGGATTCTATGCCTAAAGTGGAATATATTATTCAATCCTACGACACGGCTTTTAGTGCACGGACCACTGCCGACTTCTCAGCCATTACAACCTGGGGAGTTTTTACAAATGAAGCAACGAACAAACAAAATATTATTTTATTGGATGCACAAAAGGGCAGATGGGATTTTCCAGATCTCAAACGTATCGCACTAGAGGAAAATAAATATTGGCAACCTGAGCAAATAGTCATCGAAGCCAAAGCAACGGGGCTCCCCCTAACTCACGAATTACAAGCAATGGGGATTCCGGTCATCAATTTTACACCGAGTAGAGGCAATGACAAATTGGTAAGGGTCAATTCCATTTCACCTTTATTCGAATCAGGGATGGTTTGGGCACCCGATTATAAATGGGCAGAAGAAGTGATTGAAGAATGCGCAGCTTTCCCGTATGGTAGATACGATGATTACGTGGACAGCACAACACAAGCATTGATGAGATACAGACAATTTGGAGCTTTAGTCCACGATTATGACGAAGAAATGGAAAAACCTGAAAGAAGGAATATTAGTTACTATGCAACGTAATTTATGTTATAAAAATTAAATGGCAGATATAGATAAAATTTTAAACCAAGCTCCGACTGAAACGATTGAAGAATCAGCAGAGATCATTGAAAGCAACCCTAGTGATTTATCACAATTAGAAGTAGAGACAGAAGAAGAAGGAAGTGAAGTATTATCTTTAGGGGGAGAAGAAGGAGGAGGAGAGGAAGACTCAGAGGAAGACTTCGCGGCTAACTTAGCTGAATCATTATCCGATGAGGTCATGTCAAAAATTTCAAACGAATTAAGAGCACAGTATGAAGTTGATTTAACTTCAAGAGACGAATGGGAACAAGCCTACATCAAAGGATTAGATCTTCTAGGATTTAAGTATGTTGTTCGCTCACAACCTTTCCGTGGTGCGTCGTCAGTTTCTCACCCTCTTTTAGCAGAGGCCGTCACACAATTTCAAGCTGGAGCGTATAAAGAATTATTACCTTCTGGCGGTCCTGTTAAAACAGCTATCGTAGGTGAAGTGACAACAGAAGTGGAACAACAAGCAGAACGTGTTAAAGAATTTATGAATTATCAAATCATGTACAAGATGAAAGAATACGATCCAGAGATGGACCAACTTCTATTTCATCTACCTCTAGCGGGCAGTGCATTTAAAAAAGTTTATTACGATGGCAACATGGGAAGACCTTGTTCTAAATTTATTCCAAGTGAAGACCTGGTGGTGAATTACGGAGCAACAGATTTAAATGATGCAGAAAGAATTACTCATCAAATAAAAATTTCTCCTAATGATTTAAAAAGACAAATGCTTTCTGGTTTTTACAGAGATTCAGATATTGATGTGAATGAAGATGAATCAATGTATCAAAGTTATTCTCAAATTAAAGAAAAGTATGATGAGTTAGAAGGCGTAAGAAAATCAGAGTACAGCGGACAATATATGTTATTAGAAATGCACGTTGAGTTAGACCTCGAAGGTTTTGAAAACATAGATGGAAGCGGAGCTCCAACAGGATTAAAACTTCCTTACGTTGTAACCATTGAACAAGGGCAAGGAAAAATTTTATCTATTTATAGAAACTACGCACCAGACGATGGTTTGTTTTTAAGAAAAGAATTTTTTGTTCATTACAAGTTTTTACCGGGTCTTGGTTTTTATGGTTTTGGTTTAGTGCATATGCTAGGAGGTTTAACAAGAACCGCAACAGCAGCACTTAGACAACTTCTTGACGCTGGAACTTTATCTAATTTACCTGCTGGCTTTAAAGCTAGAGGACTTCGTGTACGTGACGATGGTGAGCCTCTCCAACCTGGTGAGTTCAGAGATGTAGATGCTCCGAATAATGATATTCGTGGATCATTGATGCCTCTTCCTTACAAAGGTCCAGATCAAACTTTATTTTCTTTATTAGGATATGTTGTAGATGCTGGTAGAAGATTCGCTGCTATTGCAGATATGAAAGTAGGAGATGGTTCTCAAGCTAATCCTGTAGGAACTACAATGGCATTATTAGAACAGGGTACCAAGGTAATGAGTGGTATTCATAAACGTTGTCATTATGCACAAAGAAATGAATTTGATTTATTAGCTAAATTATTTGCTAGCACTTTACCACCAGAATATCCTTATAGTGTTGAAGGTGGGAATAGACAAATTAAAGCTCAAGACTTTGATGATAGAGTAGATATCCAACCAGTTTCTGATCCTAATATTTTTTCTTCAAGTCAAAGAATTATGATGGCTCAAACACAATTACAATTAGCACAAGCTAATCCAGAAATTCACAATCAATATGAAGCATACAGAAGAATGTATGAAGCTTTAGGAGTACAAGCTATCGAAGCTATTCTACCTCCTCCCGCTCAACCTCAACCTATTGATCCAGCAATGGAAAATGCTCAGTCATTAGGACTAATGTCTTTAATTGTTTTTCAAGAACAAAATCACGAAGCACACATAGAAGCACATAGAGCTTTTATGAGTTCCTCTTTAGTCAGAAACAATATTCAAGTAGCTACTATTTTACAAGGACACATCATAGAGCACGCAGGAGCTATGGCTAGACTAGAAGTTATGCAAGAAATTCAACCTCAATTAGCTAAAGAAGCTGAAAAATTTGGAGGAAAGATTCCAGAAGATCTACAAGTTCAATTTAATGCGCAAATTGAAAGTCAAGTAGCTATTAAGATTGCAGCCATAACAGATGATATGGTAGCTGAAGAACAAGAATCTTTACCTATTGGTGGAGATGATCCTCTTGTTGAAATTAAAAACAGAGAAATTGATATTGATCAACAAAGACTCAACTTAAAAGCAGCAGATGATATAGCTCTTAGAAAAATTGAATTAGATAGATTGGAACAAAAGGCTTCAGTCGATCAACAAAGAGTTCAAGCACAATATGATATCGCTGATCAAAGAACAGAAGTTCAAAGAGAACGAATCGATGTTCAGAGGAAGAGAGTAAATAATGAATAAGAAAATAGATAAAAAAAAGTGGGAAGAAGTAGATCAAGAAATAGTTGCTTCCTTAACAGCAGAGTTTAAAGCTTTGTTCGGTGTTTATGAAGCACAAGGAGTAGAACCTTTAGCTATGGCATCAGCTATGCTATGCGTTGGGCAGTGGGCCATGAAGCAAGAAATAGGCTTGAAACAAACTCAGGATTTGTTAAAGTTATTATCAACATTTAGATATGTCGAGTTTAGACATGTAAATGAAACATTACACTAGGAGGCACGATGAAAAATAAAAGTTTTCCAGATATGACAGGTGACGGCAAAGTCACTAAAAAAGATATTTTAAAAGCTAGAGGTGTCCCAGGATTTAAAAAAGGTGGCGAAATGACTAAAAAAAATAAAAATAAAAAAGGTATGGTAGTGGAAGTCAATATAAGACCAGCTACTAAAACTGAAATGAAAATGGCAAAGAAAATGAACAAAGGTGGAATGGTCGAAGACCTAGGATCACCGAAAGAAGTTTCTTTTAACTCCGCTGGTGGTAAGTCCACAATGCGTGGTATGGGTGCAGCAACTAAAGGCGGCAAATTTCAAGGAGTATTTTAAATGACTATAAAAAAAGAAGAAATGTATAAAGGTGGTAAAGCAGTTATATCTGATAGGCAAAGAGAAAAAATAGAAAAAGCTATAGATGGGTTTTTAAATTCACAAGGAAAGGAGAATAGCTATAAAAAAAAAGAAACATTTGGCAACAAAGAAGAAATAATGAGAAGAATCGCTGCAGATGAAGATCTTAGTCCAGAAGAGGTAGAAAGATATACAGCTAATTATATTAAACGCACCGCTGAAAGAGGCAGTAGGTTTAAGACAAAAGATGGTAAGATGTATTATAAGGCAGGTTACACCAAAGAAGGAGATTCTAAAAAAGCTATGGGTAAACAAGCTATGGCATTACAAAAAAAATTAGGATTAGTTAAAGACGGTAAGAAAAATTCAAGCCCTACACAAATGGACAAAGATAATGCTTCTAAAAAAAGTAGAGGTGGACTTATGAGAAAACCTAAGTTAGCTAAAAGAGGATTTTAATTGACAAGTTATAAGGCAATTCAAAAACCTAAAAGACTTACTAGAACGATTCCTCCAAAGCGAGGACCCAATCCCCAAGGTATTAATTTAGTGAAAAGTAAAAAGGTAAAAAAAGAAATTGCTTAATCAATTATTAGGCGGAGGCTTAGTTAAAACTGTAGGAGCAATAATAGATTCCGTTCACACAAGTGAAGAAGAAAAAAATAATGCTAAGATTAAACTCAAAGAAATTGAAGCAAGTCTTAATCAAGCACAAACTCAAATTAATTTAGCTGACTCTAAATCCACTGCCACAGGCATTGGTGGTATTATGCAGCGGTCGTGGCGCCCCCTCATCGGGATGAGTTGCGCCCTAGCAATCTTGTGGGAGTATGTTTTAAAACAATTTATAGTTTTTATATTGGCAGCATTTAGTATTGAACATGCACCTTTACCTGAGCTTGACATGTCAACCCTATTCCCTCTTGTCATGGCTTTATTAGGCATGGCGGGAATAAGATCCTTCGACAAGGTCAGGAAAGTTAATTCAGATAAATAGTGGCTCAAGAGATAACAATATACGTAGCTATTCTCCGTTTAATTAATAGTAGACAAAGTGACTTAAAAGATACTATATTAGATGGGAACGTAGAGAATTGGGCAAATTACCAATACCTAGTTGGGCAACTCACTTCTCTTCGCAAACTCGATGCAGATGTTAGGGATTTGTTTCGCAAATGGGAGGTAGACGATGACGATGACGACAATGACACCTGGGATAGTGATTCCAGAAAATAAAATAGTAGGAATGAAACCTACAAATAAAATAGAAATACCAAAAAAAACTGAAGAAGTTAAGTTTGAAAAGCCTAATGAAAATCAGTTATCTAAAGTTCCTAAACCAACAGGGTGGAGATTAGTAGTCTTACCTTATAGAGGTATAGGTAAAACTAAAGGTGGTGTTTTACTAACAGACAATGCCGTAGAAGAACAACAGATAGCATCTGTTTGTGCTCTCGTCTTAGAAGTTGGTCCTGATGCTTATCAAGATAAAGCAAAATTTCCCCAAGGTCCTTGGTGTAAAAAAGGAGATTGGATTGTCATATCACGTTACGCTGGTTCAAGAATTAAAATTGAAGGTGGCGAATTACGTATTTTAAATGATGATGAAATTTTAGCGACTATTGATAGTCCAGAAGATATTTTAGGAGTAGTAACATGAACGCAGTAGATAAAGAAATTGAAATGCTTCAAGCAGAGAAAAAAACCAAACCTACTTCTTCTTACGAAGTCGAAGTCACTTCTGATGATATAATAGAAACATCATCGGAAAATGAAGTTGAATTTAAAGAAGAAAAAAAAACTTTTGAAGTAGAAGAAGATTCATCACAAGGAGAAGATCCTGTTGTTGAAAATATTAGTAAAGCTGAAGAAGTTAAAGAAGAAGATGGAAAAGGTAAGTACAGTAAATCTATTCAAAAAAGATTTGATGAATATGCTTATCAATTAGGTGAATCTAAAAGAAGAGAAGAAGAAGCAATTACAATTGCTCAAGCAATTAAATCAGAAAGAGACAAAGTTAAAGCTACCTTAGAACAACTTAACAAAGGTTATGTTGATGAAATGGGTGGAAGAGTAACGGGTTCTCTAACTGCTGCTAAAGCTAAATTAAAAAAAGCAATGGAAGACGCTGATTATGAAGCTGTCGCTGATTCTCAATTAGAAATTGGTAAATTAAGTACAGACCAAGCTAGATATGAAGATCTTAAAGTTAGAGTTGAAAGACAGCAAAATGCACCTAAGCAACAAGAAATTGAAATACCACAACCACAGCCACAACAACCTGTTAAAGATCCTAAAGCAGAATCTTGGGCAGCTGGTAATGAATGGTTTGGTTCAGATAAAGTTATGACAAACGTCGCTTATGCAATTCACGAAGAATTAGTTAATCAGGGGGTTGATCCTCGTACAGATTACTACTATACTGAAATTGATAAACGAATGAGAGATAATCTCCCTCATAAGTTTGAACAACAAAATTCTTCACAAGAGGAATCCGTCACGCAACAGCCCGTCCAAACCGTTGCAGGCGCACGTCGAAACAGAGGCACAGGACGCAACATAGTTAAGTTGTCAAGTTCAGAAGCGGCAATCGCAAAACGACTTGGTCTTTCCAACGAACAATATGCGTCGGAAAAACTAAAGTTACAGAGAGGTAATTAATATGACGATAGATAAAACACCAAGATCTGCTTCCACAAGGAAAAGCGAAAGTCGAGTAAAAGAATGGCAACTACCAAGTACGCTTGATACCCCTGACGCACCTGAAGGTTATAAATTCAGATGGATTAGGCAATCAGTAAGAGGATATGAAGATAACAAAAATGTTATCGGTCGAATTAGACAAGGTTATGAACTTGTCCGAGCTGACGAATTTCCCGATTTTGATTTCCCAACCGAAGCTGAAGGAAAACACAAAGGCATTGTTTCAGTGGGTGGATTATTATTGGCAAAGGTGCCTTTAGAGATAGCAAAACAACGTAATGATTATTACAAAAAAATATCCCAGGATCAGCAAGATGCAGTGGATAACGATCTCTTTAAGGACGAACATCCTTCTATGCCTTTACATAGACCAGAGCGAAAAACTAAAGTTACGTTCGGTGGTTCTTCAAAAGACGAATAGTTTTTAAAAAACCAAGACGTAGCACTTACTTAATAACCATACTTTATAAAGGAGTATAACATGGCAAACCAAAATGGAGCCTTTGGCTTTAACCCGGTTCGTATGCAAGGATCAGGTCCGTCTACAAATGGACAGACTAGATATGCAATTGCGAATGGGGAAAATACAGGAAACATTTTCCAAGGAGCACTTGTGAAAATGGTAGCTGGTGGTACAATCCAAGTTGCAACTGGCGTTGCGGATATTGCGTTAGGTGTGTTCAATGGTGCACAGTGGGTGGATACATCCTCTTCAAAACCAACATGGTCTAACTATTTTCCAAACGCTACTTCATCTTACGATGGTATAATCAATGCTTTCGTTATTGACGATCCAAACCAATTATTTGAAGTTCAAGTATCTGGCGCGTTCGCAAATACAAACATTGGTCAAACAGCAAACTTAGTCAACATGACTGACGGTTACACAGGGTCTGGGACATCTCAGGCGCAAGTTAACAGTTCTACATTTGGAACTGGAGCAAACACAGCAGTGAGAGTTATTGGATTATCTGATAACCCTGAAAACTCTGACGTGACTGCTAACAACTGTAATATCGTAGTTAAACTTAACAAGCATTTTTACTCAAGTAATCTTGCAGGCATATAGGGAGTTAATAAACTATGGCTATATCAAGAGCACAACTCGTTAAAGAGTTAGAGCCAGGTCTAAACGCCCTGTTTGGCTTGGAGTACGCACGTTACGATAATGAAGATAAAGAGATCTTTGATTCTGAATCTTCAGATCGTGCATTTGAAGAAGAAGTAATGTTAGCTGGTTTTGCTGGTGCACCTGTTAAAAATGAGGGAGCTGGAGTCGCATTTGACACAGCAAACGAAGTTTTCACAGCTAGGTACACACACGAAACTATCGCATTAGCTTTTTCAATCACAGAAGAAGCGGTTGAAGATAACCTGTATGACAGATTATCTGCTAGATACACAAGAGCCCTTGCACGTTCAATGGCAAACACTAAGCAAGTAAAAGCTGCGGCTGTTTTAAACAACGCATTTGCTGCTGCTGGTGCTGCTGGAACAAACCCAGGTGGTGACGGCGTATCTTTAGTTAACACTCAGCACCCTCTTCAATCAGGTGGATTTTTGCAAAATAGATTAGCAACAGACGCTGACTTAAATGAAACATCATTAGAGCAGTCACTAATCGACATTGCAGCTTTCCTTGACGAAAGAGGATTAAGAACAGCTATCAAAGGAATGAAATTAATTGTCCCAAGACAATTACAATTCTCTGCTGATAGGCTTATGAACTCTACACTAAGAGTTGGTACAGCTGATAACGACATCAACGCAATCAGAAACATGTCAATGATTCCTGAAGGCTATGTTGTTAATCACTACTTAACTGATGCTGACGCTTTCTACATCAAAACTGACTGTCCAAATGGTTTCAAACACTTTGTAAGAACACCATTAAAAACAGTTATGGAAGGTGACTTTGATACAGGTAATATCAGATACAAAGCAAGAGAGAGATATTCTTATGGATTCTCTGATCCTCGTTGTGTATTCGGTACATCTGGTGCATAAGTAACAATTCAAAACATTAATTTTAAAGGGCGCTTTACTGCGCCCTTTTTTTATTCTATAACTTAAACTACAAGCATTAATACTTAGATACATACACTGAGCTTGTCAGACGGTATAGAGATTATGTATCGAAAGGTCTATACAACCAAGGAGGTTTAATATGGCTACAACATCGTTTCAAGGGATCGTAAGATCGTATGGCGGACAAGACAAATCATCTGGAGCAACTCCAGGTGTAGTACTTCTATCAGAAGTAATTTCATTCGACGCAGCAGCAGCAGCAGTAGCTTTAACACCAGTTAGAATTGGTACAAGTGCTACAGCAGGTGAAACTTTTGTTTTACCTAAAGGTGCTATACCTGTTTCATTTTCAGTAGTGGTAGTATCAGTAGGTGCAAGTTCTACAGTTGATATAGGAACTACAGCTGATGTAGATGGCTTCTTTAATGAAGTAGCTTCAGTTACAAAAGGAACTCTCAAAGGTGCAGATGGTGCTTTAGTTATTCCAGCGGGTATTCCAGCTAATGCTACAGTAGCAGCTTCAGTAGGGGCAACAGCCGGTACAGGAACTGTTACAGGTGTATTTACTTATACAATAGTAGATAACGCTCAACCAGGAGAAGGACAACCTTCACTAACATAATTATATATTAACTCTGTGAGAGAGAGTAATGTCTCTCTCACCATGATAGGAGAACAATAAAATGGCAAATACAATAACAGGTCCAGCAATTCAATTTCAAGGTGACCGAAAATTAATTAACACATGCTTTGTCTTAGCTGACGGAGGAAGCGCAAGTTCTATTACTTTAGTAGATGTCTCAGCACTTACCTCTAGTGGAGGCAATAGTTGCACTCGAGTAGCATTAAACAAAATATGGTATCAAGGCGCTGGAGCAGCAAATGCTTCTGCAACTATGGCTTGGGACGCTACCTCAGATGTTCCTTTTCTTTCTTTAAACTATGATAACAACTTTGATTTTTCTAGTTTTGGAGCACTTCAAAATACACAGGCCGCAGGTTATTCAGGGGATGTTTTACTAGAGATTCCAACTACAAGTGTCGCTGGCCAAGAATACGTAGTTTGGTGCGAATGGATTAAGTATTACGATTAAATATGGAAATAAAAACTTCCGTTAAATCTGGTAATTTCCGCCCTACTAAATCAGGGGCGGGAATGACTACTAAAGGAGTTAAAGCTTATAGAAAAGCAAACCCCGGATCTAAATTAAAAACGGCTGTTACAGGTAAAGTAAAAAAGGGAAGCAAAGATGCAAAGAGAAGAAAATCTTATTGTGCAAGGAGCGCTGGTCAAATGAAACAATTCCCTAAAGCAGCGGCCGATCCAAATTCTAGATTAAGACAAGCAAGGAAGAGGTGGAAATGTTAATAGATCCATCGAGAGCAGCCTACGATAAACTTCAAGCAAGCGTTAGCGAATACAGAAAAATAAATCCACACAGTAGAGATAAACGGTATGGAGAAGGTTTGACATTTGAAGATTTTAAAACTAGGTATGATGCGGGTACAGACTCCTTCCAACCAACATATTCAGGTCCACCTATGCAACCATTACAATCTGCAAGCGGAGGACTAGGAGGGCTACTAAGTAGATTCCCAGGTTTGGGCAATGCCACACCAGGGCCGGTTGATCCAATTATGCAAGGATTTCAAGAGTCTGAGTTTCATAAAAACGCTAACAAGATGCAGCAAGATGCAGTCGACTTTAAATATAAAGGCAAAGACAGGACGATGAATAGTTCGATGCATGGAGCTTTTAAACAGTATTTAGATTCAATTGGTAAAAGAGATTTATATCAAGGAAATGTTTTTTCTACTCCCCAACAACCAGGAAGAGGTCTACTAAGTAGTACCCCAGGTGAAAATCCATACGCACTCAACAATCCATCGAATCCATTGAATCAATTGAATGTTACTCCCCCCGAAATTCCTGTAAGTATGCAACAACCGATACCAGGATTGGGAGCTCCTCCCCAAGGCATTGGTTCGTTGACACCTACTCCCCAACAACCGATGACGCCTACTATGCCAGGAAATACTATGCCCGAAAATACAATGGGAGGAATTAATAGTTTGTCAGAATTTGGCAAACCACCTTCGTTAGGAGGGAATAATAGTTTTCAACCCAATCAACAACCGTTTAAGGATAATCAAGGACTTAATAGTTATATAGATAATATGGTTAATGGAAGATTAAAAGATATCTTCGGTGGGATAATGGGGTCATTTAAATGATGAGTAGAACAGTGACTACCTATTCAATTTTAATGTATAAATTAATTTTATTTTTCTATAAACTATTTAACAAATGCAAATAGATACCAAATATATCGCATCATTTCTTCCTATGATTTTAGCTGTAGGAGTTTTATATGGAAGTTTTTCAAATAAAATAGAAGCATTAGAAAGAGAAGTAAGTGATATTTCCCAGATGAAAACAGATGTAGCTATTATTAAGGAAAAAATAATGTGGATGGAAAACTATATGAGAAAAGGTAAATAATGTTTAAAAAAATAAAAAAAATATTTAAAAAGATTAGAGACTATTTAAAAAGATTAGCTTGTAATGTATTTCACATTAAAGAGTGTTCTTGCGATAATGACCAAAAATAGGTCAATGACAAAAAGTACAGTTAATAAAGCAGGCAACTACACAAAACCTACTCTAAGAAAAAATATATTTAATCGTATTAAAGCACAAGCTTCACATGGAACTGGCGCTGGACAGTGGTCAGCGAGAAAAGCACAAGCGGTAGCTAAAGCATATAAAAAAGCTGGCGGAGGATATAAATCCTAATGGTTAATTTAAAAAAGTCACAAAAAAGTTTAAAAGCATGGGGAGATCAAAAATGGCAAACGAAATCTGGAAAGCCTTCTTCTAAGACAGGCGAAAGATATCTACCAGAAAAAGCAATCAAGAGCTTGACTCCTGCGGAATATGCGGCAACAACAAAAGCTAAAAGAAAAGGCAAAGAAAAAGGCAAACAATTTGTATCTCAACCAAAGAGTGTAGCAAAGAAAGTAAAACCTTTTAGACGTGTCTCGTAAAAAACAAGCAGAAAAAATTAAAGCAGACGTTATTCAATGGTCTAAAAAAGTTCTCGAACCCATGAATAAACACATAGGTTTTCCCGCTTGCCCTTTTGCGGCTAAATGGAGAAAAGAAGGGAAAGTAAGAATTGAAGTTCGTATGGACAAAACAAAATACGAAAAACATCTTACCGATGTAATTAAATCTTGGAACAAAAAACAACATGATATTATTATTTTTTGCGATCCTTTTTGGGATCAATTTACACCGGAACAATTCCAAGAAAAAATAGATTTTTACAATAAGCTGTACAATAAAAAAGATGTTTATTTTATGGGTTTTCATCCTTCCAATCCCGCAACTCTAGAAGAACAAGCCTTTTTAGCAGACCCTACAGAAGAAGAAGTAAAACATAGTGATTTAGAATATTCTATGATGCTTGTTCAAAAGTTTAAACAACTGTATGAAGCAAGTTGCAAACTCCATAAGATAGGTTATTATGAGAAGTGGCCAAAGGATTACTACGAAGACGTAGTATTAACTAGGCAAAATTTATATAAAAAACTTTTTATTAAGGAGTACAAGTCATGATGAAAAAAAAACAAGTTATCAAAAAACGCGGTGGCGGAATGATGAAGAAACAAGTCGTTAAAAAACGCGGTGGCGGAATGATGAAAATGAAAAAAGGTGGAATGACAACTAAAGGAACTAAAAAGTAATTTAATATGTCTACTTCAGGTACAACCACTTTTACTCTAGATACAGAAGAACTTATCGCTGAAGCGTTCGAACGTTGTAATAAACAAGTAAGAACAGGTTATGATATTAAATCTGCTAAAAGAAGTTTAAATTTATTACTTTCTGAATGGGGTAATCGTGGTGTACATATTTGGAAAGTTGAAAATGCTACAATTAATTTAACTGCAGGCACAACTTCCTATCAACTTCCAGCTAATACCGATGATATTTTAGAAGCGGTTTTTAGAAATAATAATGTAGATACAACTATGACTCAGGTTTCAAGATCTGAGTATTTACAAATTCCTAATAAATTCTCTGAAGGAACACCAAGTCAATATTATGTACAACAAGAAATAGCCACTGCTAATGGTCAATCTAATGTAACAATTAATTTATATTTAACTCCTAATGTCACCGACACTCAAATTAATTTTAATTATATGGCAAGGATTCAAGACGCTGGTTCTTATACAAACATACCAGATATTTATTATACTTTTTATCCTTGTTTAACTTCAGGATTAGCTTTTTATTTATCTCAAAAATACAATCCGGTTAAAACTCAAGAATTAAAAATGTACTATGAAGATGAACTTAATAGGGCACTCATTGAAGGTAGTCAATCTACTTCAGTGCACTTAACTCCACAAAACTTTTTTCCTTCGGGGTATTAATTATGGCGTTTGCGGTCGGCACTCATTCACAAGCTATCTGCGATAGATGTGGCTTTCAATATTCTTACTTAGATTTAAAAAAAGAATGGAATGGTTTAATGGTTTGTACTCAATGCTATGAATCAAAACAACCGCAATTAAATCCTCCTTATAATAGACCTGATCCAGAAGCTTTAAAAAACCCTAGACCAGATGGACCTAATGTAATGTACGTCTATGTAGGAGCACCAGGGGATAGTTCTTTTACTTCGGTGGGAATGCAACCATCAGTTCAAGAACAACCATTGATTATAGGATCAAGAATTGGTAGAGTAGTAATAGAGATAGTGAACCCATAATGAATTATTCTGAATTATTAGACAATGTTAGAAACTACACGGAAGTAGATATTAATGTATTATCTAATTCCATTATTAATGTTTTTCTTATTAACATAGAAGATCAAGTAGCAAGGGAGGTTGATTCCGATGCACAACGAAGATATGCCACCACTACCACTGTTGCTAATAATGCTTTTCTTAACGTTTCTGGCCCTGAAGGGGGATTCAGATTCGCTAGAGGATTACAAATTCTCAACTCCGACAATGAGCGTACTTGGCTTCAACAAAGAGATGCCACCTTTTTAGATGAATACTCTCCTTTAAGAAGTGAATCTACAGGTACAGGAGTCCCTAAATTTTGGGGAAATTGGGATGCTACTAATATTATTTTAGCTCCAACTCCTAGTGAAGTATATACTATTGAAATGTGGTATGATGAAACTCCTGAAAGACTTAGTAATACTAATACAACAACATTCTTATCTACAAATGCTCAAGAAGTTTTAATTTACGGTTGTGTAGCTCAAGCATATTCTTACTTGAAAAATCCACAGGATATGCAAATATACGACCAGAAGTTTCAATCGGCGTTAACAACTTATGCTAACGAACAGATGGGACGTAAACGTAGGGACGAGTACATGGATGGCGTGTTACGAATTCCTCTAAGATCAGTAGACCCAGGAGGTACATAAGATGGCAATTAACCAAGCAGTTTGTGCTACATTTAAACAACAAGTTCTGTTAGCAGAACATAGCTTAACAGCAAATACTATTAACCTTGCGCTTTTTACAAGTTTAGCAGCTTTAGACGCAAACACAGCAGCGTATTCAGTAACTAATGAAGTCCCAGACTCAGGAACATACGCAGCTGGCGGTGGTACTTTAGCAAGTGCAACTGTAGGCTTAACAAAAACTAATGCGACAGCATCAACAGCTTTTGTTGATTTTGCAAATTTAAGTTTTACTTCTGCAACTATTTCAGCACAAGCAGCTGTAATATACAATGCAAGTAATGCAAGTAATGTTAATGCAGCGATTGCAGTTTTAGATTTTGGTGGTGTAAAAACATCAACTAATGGAACATTCACAATTGCGTTTCCAACAAATGATGCAACAAGTGCTATATTGAGACTATCCTAGTCTAGGAAGTCTCCATGGCAGATTTACAAGGTTGGAGTAGAGAAACCTGGAGTTCAGGTTCTTTCGGTGAACAAGCACCAGTTAATGCTACAGGTGTCGAATTCAGCGCGAGCACTGGAACACTAAGTCAGATTTCTGACGTAGTAATAGTCTGTACACCCGTTACTTTATCTTTAGCTATAGGAGACTATACAGCTGAAGGTATAAATATTTTTCCGCTTACAGGCGTTCAATCTGTAAATACATTTTTAGGTACACCAACTATTGAAGAAGGTCACGCTGTTGAAGTAACAAGCTTGTCTATGACTTTTACCGAAGGGGAAGAAGCTAGTTCGGGATCAGTGGATGCTGGTTGGGGAAGATCCACCTGGGGTTCTTTTGCGTGGAATGAAAATATAGAAATTTTTGCGAACGTCACAGGCGTTCAAATGGTTTCCTCTTTAGCAGACGTATCTGTTTCCGTAGGAACAGGAGTTATTGTTTCTACAACAGGACTTCCAATTAATTCAACTTTAGATTCTGTTACTCTTGAAACAGATCAAATTATAGAACCTGATTCTTTAAGTATTGGCGTTGCTTTATCAGGAGCTACTGTTTCTGCTGAAGGAAGTGTAGCTGTCATTGCGCCAACAGATCAAATGGATTTCCAGCTAGGCACTGTTATAGCTGAAGCTCAAAGTATTGTTGATCCAAACCCTGTTGTAATCAATACAAGTCTAGGGTCAGTAGATATAGAGATTATTTCCGTTATTGAACCAACCGCTGTTACGTTAACTACTACTTTAGATAATGTCACTGTTTCCGTAGGAACAGGAGTTATTGTCTCTGCAACAGGAATAGGAATGACCTTTAGTGAGGCTTCTATATCTCCTACAGGTGATGCTTTAGTTTTCCCAACTTCATTGACTATGACCTTATCTTTAGCTAATATATATTCAACTCCATGGGCAAACGTAAACACCAATGCAAACAATACTTGGACAGGGGTAGATACTGCTACGATAGCTGCGTAAAATGATAACCTCTGCTATTAATACCCATATACTTAATAATAAAAATATTATTAAAAAAGCAACTAATATTTTTGCTTTTTGTAAAGCCACAAAGCAATTAATTAAAAATTCTGTTGTTACAAAAAATGCAAATAGAACTTTAAATTTTTTAGAAATAAAACATCCTTACATAGAATCTTTAATTAAAGATTTAGAAGAAGAATTTTATAATAACCCTTATGATATACCTAAAGGTGAACAGTTAAAAATTTTAAAAAATTTCCCCTATTCTATTTCTTACATACATGTCATAGAATTTTTAGAGGAAGGTTATGAATTAATTCATAATAATGAGTTAACAGAAGATTTAACTATAGTAATGGGTTTAAATAAATGGAAGCCAGGAAATACTTTTCAACTAAGCTTTAAAAAGCAAAGTGTTAAATATCCTTTTCAATTTGAGGAAGGTTTTGCAGTTGTGTTTAAATCTTCTACCGCAAGAGAAGTTTTAAAAGTAAAGGCTCCAGGAGATAAAATGCTGGTAATATCACTTGTAAAAGATTTATCTAAATCAGATATAATGAAGAAAAGGCTTAAAAAATTATCTTTAATAAGAAAAGAAGAGATAGCAAATAATGCCTTGAATAGTAGAGGAAAATTTAGTAGATTTTGGAGAGGTTTAAAAAATGGCATCAACATATTCAGATAGTTTAAAACTAGAACTCATGGAAACAGGCGCTAATGCGGCTACATGGGGAACAAATACAAATACAAATTTAGAAGTTCTTGACGCTTTTGCTCAAGGTTACGTATCAAAATCAGTAGCGGGTTCTGCTGATGTTACATTAACTACAGGTAATGCAGATCCTGACGCTGAATCAGCAAATAAAGTTATTGAACTTACAGGCGCTTTAACAGGTGCTATTTCAGTTTTAATTCCAGCTGTTACAGGTGGAAGTGAATATCTTATTTATAACAATACATCAGGAGCTTATGCTCTTACAATCGCAGCAACAGGACACGTAGCTAATGGTGTTGTAGTTACTCAAGGTGCTTACTCAAGAGTTTATTGTGATGGCACTGCTAATTTTAATGTAGCAGTTTCTACTTCTGTTTTAGGTGCCGTCAATACAAAAGGTGCTTTTATAGCTGATAGTACAGCCGAGTTTAATTCTACTGTTTCCTTAGATGCGGGAGCAACTGTCACTGCTGGTCAAAATTTAACTGCTGGTTCAGGGGCTATCAATCTTTATTCAAACGGAGTAGCAACAGCTACAACTTTTTCAGGCTCAGGAGCTAGTTTAACAAATCTTCCAGCAGCAAACTTAGCTGGAACAATTGCAAATATTTCAGGTGCAAATCTTACAACATTAAACGCAGCTAATGTATCTTCAGGAACATTAAGTTCAGATCGTCTCGACACTGTACCTACAACTAAAGGTGGAACAGGTCTAACAAGTCTTGGTTCTGCGGGACAAGTTTTAACTGTAACGGCTCCAGGCACTGCGGTTGCTTATGAATCTATTTCAGCGGGTGGTAATTATACTATGAGCGTTTTTACAGGTAGTGGAACTTATACTAAACCAGCTGGATTAGCGGCGTTAAGAGTAAGAGTTTTAGGTGGCGGCGGTGGCGGTGGGGGAAATAATCCTCCAGGTAACACTCCAAGGCCTGGCGCTGGCGGCGGTTTAGGTGAAAAAAGTATTCAAGCTGGTACTGTAGATGCTACTGAAACTGTAACTGTCGGTGGTGGCGGTGGCGGTGGCAGTGGTCGAAGTAGCGGTAGCAGTGGTGGAACATCTTCTTTTGGTTCCCATGTATCTGCTTCAGGTGGCGGTGGCGGTGGCAGTGGTCCTGCAATTGGTTTGCACGGAACTGGTGGAGTAGGCTCAGGTGGCGATTTTAATATGGGTGGCTTTTATCTTCAAAGTAGTGCTTTGTCAGGAAGAAGGAATACTACTTCAGGTCTTGGTAACTCAGGAACTGGTGGCCATGCTCCTAATTATTATTCTACTGGTCAAGGTGGAGACTCTGGAATAGTTATTGTAGAGGAGTTTAGTTAGATGAAAGCTTTAATTTCAATAAATGATACAATTACAGATTATGAAGGTACTGAAGGACAAAGACTTCTCGATATAGTAGAAAATGATGCAACATTTCCTGTTTATAGTGATATGTCTTGGATAGATTGTCCTGGCGTAGCTGATGGTGCTGATGCCTCAGTTATTGGTAATTATCAATCTCAGTATTGGTATAAAGACAATGCCTTTAGCTTAATTCCTGTAGACCCTGAATTATAAGTGAACTCTCAAACTAACTCTGAAATTTTTCAAGAAAAAGGGTTTATTTTTTGTCCTGAATTATTAAATGTAGAGGTAGCTGACGAAGTATCTAATGAACTTCAAAGACTAATAGATGAGGGACATTCTAAAAAAGATTGGCAGTGCCCCCTTTCTCATTCTATAAATGGAGCTCCTGTTTTAGATAGTCTATTAGAACAACTTACTCCTATATTTTCTGAAATAACAGGACTAGCATTATATCCTTCTTTTTGTTATGCAAGAAAATACGCAAAAGGCGATGAATTAAAAATACACACGGATAGACCAGCGTGTGAAATCACTGCAACAATTAATTTAAAATTTAAAGGGGAACAGTGGCCTATTTATGTAGGTACAAAAAAAGATAAAAGTGATGCTTTAAAAGTAGATATGAATGTAGGGGACGCTCTTCTTTTTAGAGGTCTTGATATTCCTCATTGGAGAGAAAAATACACTGAAGGAGAATGGCAATTTCAAGTCTTTGTTCATTACGTCAACACTAAAGGCCCTCATGCTGAATGGAAATACGACAAAAAAGGAAAATTACTTCATCATGAAGAAGATAATTCTTTATTAACTGTTTACAGCAGTGTTAACAAAGCCTTTAGTTCTGAAAGCTGTGATAAAATTATTAAACAGTGTGAAGCTCAATCTTTAGAAGAGTGCCTTATAGGGAATGAGGTCACAACTCTTCAAAAAACAGTTAGAGATTCAAAAAAGCTCAAGTTACCTAATGATATAGGTATTGGGGCTACATTAACAGGAATAGGTTTTCAAGCAAATGCGTACAAATGGAAGTTTAATGTAACAGAAAGTAATCAAACAGAATTTTTAAAGTATGATAAGAACGGTCATTTTTCCTCACATATAGATACATTTCTTCTAGACGTTGATAATACTAAATCAAGAAAAATTAGTGTTATTCTTTTTCTCAATGATGACTTTGAAGGAGGTAAGTTTTTTATAGATGAAGGTTATGGTAAATTCTACCCTAAACAACAAAAAGGAGACATAGTTGTTTTTCCTTCTTTTTTACTTCACGGAGTAGAACCAGTCACTTCTGGCATAAGAAGATCTTTAATTACTTGGCTTGTAGGACCTTACTTTAAATAATTAATTTATGATTAAAGTTATTAATAATTTTTTGTTCTACGGCTCTGACGTGTATAAATTATGTAAAAGTATGAAACTTTTTGATGCAAAAACTTTTAATGAGACTTTTAATGCAAAACAAATATGGCCTGGCTATCGTTCAGAAGATTTTCGATCCTGTGTTCCTTTTTTATATATTTATTTATTAGACTTAATAAAGATTAAATTTGAACTTAATATGGAAGAATACGAAAAAATTGAAATGTATACACATTTAAGATTAAAAGAAGATGAAGAAAAAGATTGGAAACATATAGATGAGAGTGACACAGTTATTATTAATTTATCTCCCACTAACTTATCTTCAGGCACACATTTTTATAATGAATCAGAAGATTTAATTAATACATTTTTTTTTAATCAATCAAATGCGGTGTATTTTAAAGAAGGAATATTACATAGTGCCTTTGGTCATCATGGTTCTTCAATTGAAGATGGAAGATACACAATCAATATTTTTCTTAAAAAATTTCATAGATGGAAGAAAAAAGGATAAAAACAGGCTTTAAAAGTTAAATTTCTATAGTATAGTCATTAAATGCCACTCGTTAATTTCACAATAAAACCAGGCGTAAATAAGGAAGTTACAGACTACACGGGCCAAGGTCAGTGGGTCGATTCTGATAATGTACGTTTTTTTCAAAGTCTTCCTCAAAAAATAGGGGGATGGACTAAGTTCGTAGCTACTTATCTAGTAGGTGTAGCCAGAGCAATTCATGGATGGATTTCTTTAGATGGAACAAGATATTTATCTTTTGGTACGGATAGAAAATTATATGTTTATACAGAGGGTGTCACTTATGACATTACTCCGATTAGAGAGACAGAAGTCTTAACCAATCCTTTTACAACAGCTTCTGGCAACGCGACAGTGACAGTAGCTGATACAGCTCATGGAGCTCTTCTAGGAGACTTTGTTACTTATACAGGAGCCTCAACTGTCGACAGTTTAGATTTTAATCAAGAATTTCAAATACAAAGTATTGTTAATACCGCAGCTTATACTATTGCTTTTACAGATGGCTCTACAGCTTCAGGCACAACTGCTGGCGGTGGAGGAACAGTCACAGCTAATTATCAAATTAATATTGGACCAACACTATCTGAATTTGGTTATGGTTGGGGAACAGGAACTTGGGGTGAAAGTACTTATGGCAGTCCTCGTACAACTTCCAATACAACCATTGCCGCTCGACAATTGTCCATGGACAATTTTGGTGAAGATTTAATTATCACTATTTTAAATGGTGGAACTTATCGATGGGATTTATCAGGGGGCGTTGGAACAAGAGCTGCTGCCGTGCCTAATGCACCTACCTTATCTAGATTAAATTTAGTCTCCACACCTGACAGACACTTACTTTTATTTGGAACACAGACAACGATTGGAGGAGTTAATCCTCAAGATGATTTACTCATTAGATTTTCTGACCAAGAAAATATTGAAACCTATGCACCGACCGCAGAAAACACTGCTGGTTCATTGAGAATTGCCGACGGCTCACGGATCGTGGGAGCTGCAAGATCAAGAGGTGCTATTATGGTTTGGACAGACACAGCTTTGCATTCCTTACAATTTATTGGTCCTCCTTTTACTTTTGGTCTAAGACAACTTGGTCAAAGTTGCGGATTACTAGCACAACATGCAGCGATTGATATTAATGGTAATTCTTATTGGATGTCTCAAAGTTCTTTTTATGTCTTTGATGGTTCGGTTAAAAAACTACCTTGCACAGTAGAACAGGCTGTCTTTGGTAATATTAGTTTAACAGCTTCAGAAAATGCTTATGTAGGACACAATGATGAATTTAATGAAATCACATGGTTTTATGCTACAAGTGGCTCCGATCAAATTGATACACAAGTAACTTATAACTATGTAGAAAATACTTGGTGGACAGGGAGTTTAGACAGGACCACTTGGATAGATAGAGAAATTTATCAGATTCCTATTGCCACAAATTATTCCTCTACTGCTTATGGCAATGTATCTACAATTCAAGGACTTACAGATGGAGCAAGTATTGTGTATCAACACGAAACAGGTAATGATGCGGACGGAACAGCTATCACAGCTTTCTTAAAATCAGGCGCGGTAAGTATCACTGAAGGGGAAGATTTTTCTTTTGTAAAAAGATATATCCCTGATGTTCAAAATCAAAGTGGAACACTTAATATGGACTTACAATTTCTTACTTATCCCAATGATTCTAATGTTGTAACAAAAAGCTCAAGCTTTACTTCTTCTACAGATAAAGTAGATTTAAGGGGACGTGGTAGACAATTCACAGCAAACATTGTTTCTAATACAACAGGCACAGCCTGGAGACTTGGAACTATAAGATTTGATATACAACCTGATGGTAGAAGATAATAAATAGTTGACTGACTTAAAAATTAAAGAGTATATTTTTAGCACTAGCTTTTATGAAATATATACCCATTTTAATGAAGAAAAAATTAAAGAATACGTAAAAAAATTAAATTATCAAGAAAGGGATAATTGTAAAACTACATATTATTCAAATGAAAAATTAATTGTAGAAGATTCTTTAAAAGAGTTTATGGAGCATATATCTAAACATGTATTGGTTTATGTTACACAAATACAAAATAAAACAAATTTTTCTTTTATTGATTGTTGGTTTCAAATTTACAACTACGAACATAACCATGAGGTTCACACTCATGGCATAAATCTCAAGGAGTATTCTTTAATTTATTATATGCAATCTTCTGTAGACTCAGGAGCCACTAGATTTTATCCTCCAGGTTTTCCTTACATTGATTATGGCAATATTGATATAAGGGCAGAAGATAACAAATTAGTTATATTTCCTAGTTATTTAGCTCATCAAGCTTTACCTAATAAAGATAAAGAAAGAATTATTTTTTCTGCTAATTTTACGATAGAATAAATCATGGCAAAATTAACCTTACAAAGATTCCCTGATCCACCTCAAAGTTATGATCCACGTAACTTTTATGAGTTAGTCAGACAGTTGGAACAGTTAATTCAATTATTAAACAGTTCTTATACTCAACAAACTCAAGAAGAAGCAACAAGAAGAACTTGGTTTTTAGCATGACCTTTTTAATTTGGCATTTATTAGCTATCTGTGTTGTGATAGGGTTATCTTTTATAATGGGATTTATTACAGGAAAAAAACATGGCAGACGCATTTATTAGATTTGTACAAACAGCTCCTAACACAGCGGTCAATACACTTTTCACTGTCCCTGTGGTGGATCTTGCAGCGACTCCTCCTGTTCCTGTAACAACCTATATTGTGAAAACTATTATTCTACATAACTCCGCTGGTTCAGGAACCGTTAATGTAAAATTAACACATAATGATGGCGTGGTAGATGTAGAGATAAATAATATAGATGTAGCTCACGGAACTACTCAACAACTTAATGGCCCTTATGTTTATCAAGCGGGTGACTCTTTGAAGTATGAAGCTGACGCTACTGATTTAAGTTTAGATGTTTCTGTTTTAGAAATTAAGAATCAGCTTTAGACTTTTAAAAAAGTTAGGGAGTTCTCTTGACCTAAAATACCTTTTACAAACACATTAAAAGCCAAACTTATTCTGGTATTAGTTCCTTTTTTGTAGTCTACATTATGTTCTAGTGTAGAAGGAAATAAAAATACATTCCCTGTTTCAGTAGGAAGAGCCCAAGATTTTGAATTCCAATCATTAAACTCCGTAACTTTTAATTCGAGTTGTTGACAATAGTTTGGTTTAACAAAACTAATCTTATCATTTTCTTTGTCCACCTCTATATAAAAAACTCCAGACACTAATGAGTTAGGATGACTATGAGGGTGATGAAATTGATTAACTTGCGTGTAGTTTAACCAAGACTGAGTAATGTAGGGTTCTACATCAGCAGCTTTCAAAACTTCTTTAAAATAATACTTAATCTCTTTTTCTAATTCTTTTTTTATGTGAATAAATTCTTCTTTTTCAAGGATATAAGAATCTTTTGATCTGATATTACCTGTAGATAAAAAACAATCTTCTTTTATTTTTTTAACAAAATCTAATTCTTTTTTTGTAAGGATTATTCCAGTAGTTGAGATATAAATAGGTGTTGGAAATAAATTAACAACATTGCGTTTTACTTTTATTTCTACCATATTAGTCTACTTAGAAATCAATCCAAAATCTGTCTTGTCTTGTTTTATGATTAGGGTTCATTGGAAAGCTAATAGACAATCTTTTATCTATTGATTGTGCTCTATGATATACTCCAAGAGGTACAAAAACACAGTCACCAGGCTCTAAAATAATTGTAAATTTGTCTTGCACGGTAAATTTTGTTGTACCTTCTACCTGGACTATTAAATTATGACACACATCTTTATGCATACCAAAGCCGTCTGTTTCTTTTTCTTCGTTGAGGACTGAAAAAAATATATGTGCGTCGCAAGAAAATCCAGTAGACCACTCCAAATCAGAAGCGATTTTGTTTATTTTCTTATTTGCTCTACTACAATCATTAATATAACAAACGTGATTTCTTGTATAGTTGTAGATATCTTGAGTTGATATTACATTAGGTACTGTTTGCCATCCATTAATAACTTTTACTGGTTGACAGTCTATTCCTGTTGCATGAAATCTATCTGTACTTAAAGGAGTGTTTAACAAATCAGCTAATTCTTGCCATGAAAAAATATTATTTATTTTACTTTTGTAATAAAAGGGTTTGAGGTTAGCTACCTCTTTAAAAATCGACTCTTGTATGTTAGTCAACTTTAGCTATAACTTTTTCATTTTTTTCAAACTCTTTTAATTCTTTATCATCCATTTTTTTAAACACACTTCCTACATGACCAGCGAAAGCCATATTACCAAAGTGTACTAAAGGCGAGGCACAATCTGCCCAAATTTCTCCACCTAAGGATTGCCATAATCTAGAGAAGTAATAATCTTCTGAAAGATATCTACCATCAGGTTCTCCTTCAAATTTTCCTACACTAAATAAATCATAACAATTTTTAGATTCGTAATTTTTTCCATTTATAATTTGATCTGTTTTATATTCTTTTTCAGGGAAAGCTTTTATCATTTTTGTAAATACTTCTTTTTTAACTAGCATCATACCTGTCGCTGCTTCATTAACTTTACAAAAACCATCTTGCATTCTAATGCCCATGTTGGTATCAAAATTTAAATTATAACCTAAAGATTTCGCTTGTAATTCTGCTTCAGTAATATCTGGATTTTGTTTCACTGCTGCTATTGTTTGATTCCAATGAATAGCTTTACGAGGATATATTCCACAAGCAATGTCTTTATCTACTTGTACTAATCTTTCCACATTAGAGGGTTGAAAACCTATATCTGAATCAATGAATAATAAATGAGTAGGATCAAATTGCTTATCATCTAGCATCATAGCCACTATAGTATTTCTCGCTCTCGTAATTAAGGACTCATTGCCCATAGTTTGTACCTTAATTTGTACTCCTGTTTTTGCTGACCAGTATTGTAATTGCATCATACCGTGAAAAGTAGACTCTGTAAGCATTCCTCCATACATAGGTAATCCTATATATAGCTTATAATTCTTTCCTCTAAGGTCTTCTGTCTTTATCATTTCATCATCTCCTAGTATGCTAATTTCTTTTATTCATCAGGGTTATTTGCTATCAATCTTATATTGATTTATATTGAAATCAAATATAAAACTATCTAATGGCAAAAATTATAGAAGAAGAGAAACTTCTTAGATATGATATAGTAAATGGCAAAGAAGTTCCTGTTTATAGCGCTAAAACAGAAACAGTTATTACTAACACTTTAACCGGTGCTGAATATAATAGTGAAGAAGAGATGGAAGAGGATATTGCTAATCCTAATACAGCTACAGCGATAGATAGTATTAGAAGAGACGTTGTAATCACTGCTCCAAGACTTTTAACTGGAAGTGAAATGCCTGAGTAAAATATGTTTAAATCTATTATTAAATCACTCAAAAAAGCAGCCCCCATTATTGGAGGTGCAGTTGGTGGTTATTTTCTGGGACCTATGGGAGCATCACTTGGTGCTGGATTAGGAACAGCTGCCCAAGGTGGTAGTGCAAGTGAAATTGCAACTAACGCTATGCTTGGTTATGGAATTGGAAGTTTAGGTTCAATGGCAATGAAGAGTGGTGGAATAGGTTTTGGTAAACTTGGAGCTCAAACAGCCAGTCAAATGATACCATCAGGAATAGCTTCGATAGCAAACGCTCCTGGAGGATTCAGCGGAGCTAGTGCGCTTAAAGCATCTCAAGCTGCGGCCTCTGCAAACACCCCAAGTTTTTTAAGTGGCGTAGGAAAATTTGCAAAAGATAATAAATTATTAACTGGAGCATTAGGGCTTGGAGCTTTAGGAGCTCTAGGATCTTCAATGGAAGATGAGGAAGAAAGTACTATGACTGCTCCTCCTATTCCAGGTAGCCGTGGCTCACTGAACACGGACCCCGCCCAAGTAACGTATTATGATAAAACTTTAGGAAGATATGGAGCAGCTTCTCCAACTTTAGCAGAGGGTGGTGACGTAAACTTTCCTCGTAGAGAAAAATTAGTGGAAGGTCCAGGCACAGAAAAGTCTGATGATATTCCAGCTATGTTAAGTGATGGTGAATTTGTGATGACTTCAGCTGCCGTTAGAGGACTTGGGACATTGAACGGTGCTGAGAAAGATGATAAGTTAGAGCAACGTCGAAAAGGTGCACAACTAATGCAAGACATGATGAAAAAATTTGAAAAGAGAGCGGTAGCATAATGGCAGAACAAACAGTATATAACAGACAAGCGCCTTTTATTGAGGACAGAGCAGAACAATTATTAGCCACAGTATTTGGAGCACCTCAAATTGGTCAAGTAGGGGACGCCGATTATCAAGCGGCTATTCAAGGATTAGCTAATACTTCTACTAGTATTCCTGCTTATGAAGTTGCTCAATTAACGGCAGAACAACAACAAGCAGCGAATTTATCCTCAACAGGATTAGGGGCTTATCAACCTTTTTTACAAGATTCAGCTAATACAGTTGCTACAGGTATAGCAACAACAGCTAATGCTGTTTCCACTTTAGACCCAGGTAATATTTCTAATTTCATGGATCCTTATTCTAGTAATGTAACACAAGCCGCACTAACAGAACTTCAAAGACAAGGGAATATTCAAGCGCAATCTACAGCGTCAGATGCCTTAGCCGCTGGAGCTTTTGGTGGAGGTAGATTTGGTGTTCGTGAAGCAGAAGACGCAAGAAATTTACTTCAAGTAAAATCACAAAGAATTTTTGAAGACTTATCTAGAAACTATTTACAAGCACAGCAAGCTCAACAATCAACCGCTTCTACTCTAGGTGCCCTTGGTCAACAACAACTTGCTGGAGCTCAAGCTCAAGCTGGTCTTGGAGCACAAACTCAAGCTTTAGGAGGAGTCGATATTGATAGACTTCTTGGTATTGGAAGTATGCAACAACAACAAAGTCAAGCTCAAATTGATGCAGCTAGAAGAACAAATATTGCTCAACAAAAAGAACCCTTTGAAAGAGCTTCTTTTGCTTCTGATATTTTAAGAGGCGTTCCTTCATCACAAATTAGTTATACACAAGCCCCTGACCCATCAACCTTTCAGCAAATCGCTGGTTTAGGTATCGCTGGTCTTGGAGCTCTAGGTTCTATTGGCGGAATTTCTGGATTGAGGGGATAATGGGTATTTTAGATAGAGCCCTTTTTAGACGTAAGTTAAGTAAGGATGAACTTACGATGTATGGAATTCAAGCCTTTGCCAATGGAGGAATCGTAAGTCCTTATAATATGGCGAATGGTGGACCAACAGATCCTAGTCAATTATTACCACAAACCCCTCCTGAAGAAATGTATGACTCTGGATTTAAATCTGCTAGAGAAACACTAGAACAAGCATTTATGAAAAAACTTAACGAGTCAGGTTTTATAGAGGAATTAAAAAAAGCTCAAGAATCTGGCAATAAGAAAATGGAAGATACTTTAGTGAGTATGTATAAAGAGATGTATCAAAGGGAAGTAGTAGATCCGGTAGAAGCAGGATCAGCTAGTGGAAACATGGGAGGTTTTGCTGTAGGTGGTGAAGTAGAAAGCGAAAACCCTTTTGGAATTGATTTAGGTTACACCGAATCTGGAGCTATAAATTCTGATCCTATTCTAGGAGGAGCCTCTCTAGGATTGTCTGGCGGAGGAGGAGAGTCTAGTATACCTAGTTCTGATAATTCAACTTCTTCAGACTCATCAACAACAAAAGGACCTGGTGGAAGAATAAGGGAAAACACTACTACTACGGTAAATACTACTACTACTAAAAATCAATCAGGCAAGTACGCTGGAAAAAATGCTGGAGATATTATTGAAGAAAGTGAAATACAAGAAGATAAAAATGGTGTTCAATTTAAAATTATTCGTAGATTAATAAGAGGTGCTAAAGGGGAATTAAGACTAGGAGGAGAAGAAAAAATAATCACCTATTCTCCTGAAAAAACAATAATAGGACCTCGTGGAAGAAAAGTAGATAGTGAGGAAACAGGAAAAAAAGTAGATATAAGTAATACCTCAAACGAGAAAAAAGTTGATGATAATAAATTAGGAGCGGCAGCGGACAGTTCAGAAGTAGCGGAATTTGATACAGTTTCCAGACTACAAGAGTTAGTAAAAGATCGTTCAGAGTTATATAAACAAATTTTAGGTGATCCTACTAAACAAATGGCTAGTCAAGGTTTCCTTCAATTAGCTCAGTTTGGTTTAAACTTAGCAGCAGCGCAAGGTTCTAATTTTGCAGATAAAGTAGCTAAATCTGCTAAAGATCCATTAACTGCTTTTGCTAAACTTGCTCAAGATGCACAAAACGATGAAAAAGGAATTCAATTAGCTGCACTTAAATCAGCGGAAGATTTACTACAAATTGAAACAGCGAACGCAGGTAAACAGGCAACTAAAGAACAAGAGAAAAAAGCAATATTTGCTTCAGTGTATGAAGCAACAAACAGTATATTAAACGCAGCCAAAGCTGCTGGAGGAATTCAAAATTCTTTACTTCAAACTTCTGTTGTAGATTTAATAACCCAATTCCCTTCTAAAAAAGAAGAAGGTAAAATTAAAACTAAAGACATAGATAGGGAAGCTATTTTTTATAAAATTATAGATGGAAAAAAAGTCCCAGTAGTTGTTAAAGAAGGATCAAAGAAAAATAAAACTTTAGATCCTAACACGGATTTTATTGTTTTATCTGATACTGAAGTTTTAAACTAGTTAGGAGTTATTATGGCTTATGAATTTGGCGCCGATGGAAGTATTATCAATACAGAGCCTACCAATCCTTCTGTTAAAAAAACAAACAGAGAAAGAGACGATGATGAATACAGTTCTATTCTTAGTGGTTTAGCGGGAGTAGGATCAGGTCTCTTTAAAATACCAGAAGAGTTTATTTCTTTAGGAGCAACCCTTGTTGATTTAGGATTAGGTACTAATGGTGCAGCGGCGGTAGAACAATTCTTTGATAAAATTAATCCTTTTGATGATATGGCTGAGGCTACTACTACAGGTAAAGTAGTAGAAACTTTAGTTAGTCTAGGTATTCCAGGTACTGTTGGATATAAAATAGGTACAAAGCTAGCAAGACAAGCCATACAAGCAAAAAAAATTGGCAAGTACGCTGACGTTACAAAATTAAAAGCAGCGAAAAAAGGGCTAGATGATTCTTTTGACTTAGATAAATTAGTAAAAGTTGATGTTGGTCCTCCTGTCGCTAAGCTCCCTTCGGAAATAGCGAAGGAAGGTTTAGACAAAATAGAATCAGAAGCATTAAAGAAATTTAATAATGTTTTTGATAGGTTGCCTGAAAGAACACAACTTAAAAAAAATATTTTAGAGAAGTCTCAATTATTTGCCGCTGGTTTAGGAGGCGGAGCTCTTGCTGATTTTGTTTTTGGTGATGAAAGTATAGGTACCTTAGGAGATAGTTATGGAGGACCTACTAAAAGAGATACAGTAGAAGAAGAAGGAAGAGGAGAAGCAGCTAGATTATTAGCCAACAGATTAAAATTTGCGGCAGAAGGAGCTGTCTTTGGTTCTGTCATTGGAGGAGTAGGTGGAGCTATAGGTAAAGCAACTAAAGAAGTTAAGTACACAATAAGTAAAAATGCTATTGACAATAAATTTAAAAAAATCATAGCTGCTTTTACTCCTCAAGGTGTTAATCCACGACCTATATTTGAAGCAATGCAAAATCAAATCAATGAAGTAGGAAGATTTAAAACAGAAGGTCAAGCAATAGCTCGTACTTTACAAAGGTCAGCAGAAAGTTTAATTAAAAAAAGTCAAAAAAATATTGAACTTAAACCAGGACAAAAAAAAGAAGAACAAACTCAAGAGTTGATTGAAGAGCTAGCGGGAGGAGTAGATGACTACTTAGGAGGAAGTAAAGATAGACTAAACAATATTTTTAATAAGTTAAAAATAAAAGATGAAGAAGTAAATATTTTTACTAAAAAGATAGATCAAGGTCGTGACATTATTGATACTTATTCTAATGTTATTTTAAAAGTTATTCCTGAAGGAGAAGCCTACGACCCCCTTAGAAAAGCTATTAAAGAAAATCTAGGTAGCTACAACACTGCTACTTATCAAGTTATAGAAAGAAAAAATACAGCTGGTCAACTTTTTAAAGATTATGCTCCAGGGGAAGCAGCGACGAAAACGGCTAAAAATTGGTTTATTGGTCAAATTAATAAGGGCAACATAGCAAGAGAAGCTGGAGTGTCTATTGAAGATCAAGCGGACAGGAGCTTAACAAATTTTTTAAAGAATGGAATAGACTCTGCTCAGGAAGCCCCTTTAGCAAAAGTTATGGGTATAAGTATAGAAGATGGAATTTTAAAACCAAAAAATCTACCTAACGAACTTAAAGCATTTTTGGGAGAAGTTAAGAATCCTTATTATAAAATTTCTTCTACTATTGCTAAACAGGGATCACTTATTACCTCAGTAGAAATGTTAAACAGTCTTTCAAAACTAGGAAAGGGAAAAATATTTTTTAACACAGCGAAAGAAGCAGAGAACGCCTTAGGAGGTTCAGGGAAAGATATACAAAAACTAAGTGTTAACTCTGAGGTCTTTGGAGGCAAAGCAGCACAAGGAGGAATAGGAGAGTTATATACTACAAAAGAAATTGCTGATGGATTTGTTAATCAAGTCAAGGGAGCACAAAATGGAACAGTAAGTAGTCTCTATGAATTTTTTGTCTTGACTCCTAAAAGACTTTCTCAAGAAGCTAAAACTATTTTTTCTCCTTTTACTCATGCTCGTAACTTATTAAGTGCTGGTGCCTTTACCCTTATGAATGGAAATATTGATTTTGTTAATCCTGGAAGAATGAAAGACGCCTTTAAAAAATCTTTTTCTGCCTTCAGTAAAGGTAAAAATAGTGAAGAAGCTTTTGATTTATACTTAGATTATAATCGTAGAGGTATTGGAGGAACTAATACCGTGATTGGTGAGCTTCAAGAGTTAGGAGCAAACATAGGAAAAGTTAATGAAGTAGATGAATCTCTTGTTATGAAAACATCTCTTGAAAAAGCAGCGGGAGGCTTTCAAAAACTTAGACAATTTATTACGGATAAATATATGGCGGAAGATGATTTTTGGAAAATTTATAATTACAATTTTGAACAAGGTAGTTATAAAGGTTTTGTAAATAACTTTTTAGCTAGAAGCCCAGAAAATTTAGGTATTAAAAACGAGAAACAGCTTAGTGACTTGTTGAAAAAAGCTTTTAATAAAGAAGAACTACTTCCTAATGAAACCCAAGTCCTTACTCAATTTCAAAAAAAAATTGGTAGATTATTGGGAAGAAAAGACATTACACTAGATGATCCTATTTTTAAAAGATATTCTAATGCTAGTGCAGGACTTAGAGATATTGATCCAGCGACAGGGCTCCCTATTATCAATCCAAGAACAGGGACGGTAAATTATAAAGATGGTACTTTTTTAAAAGATCCTGCTACCGGTCAAATTTATGATAGAGATTTAATAAATTTAGAAGATCCAGTAGAAGCTTTAATTAAAAATTTATCTGCTGATGTTACAAAAAATAATATTCCTAACTACTCTTATGTAGGAGATGCTATTAAATCTCTTCGAAAGCTACCCTTAGGTACTTTTGTAGCTTTTCCAGCTGAAATTATTAGAACAGGTTTTAACACTATACAAAGAGCAGCGAGGGAATTATCTATTGCTGAGACAAGAGGTATAGGTATGCGAAGAATGGCTGGTGTTTTAGGTACAGGAGCGGCACTTCCTGTAGGTGCTGTTGAATTAGGAAAACAATTATCTGGATTTACAGAAGATGAAATGCAGGCTTTAAGAAGATTTGTTCCTTCTTGGTCTGAAAACTCTTTACTTGTTCCAACAGGAAGAGATGAAGACAGTGGTAAAATTCAATACATAGATTTATCTTATATTTATCCTTACGATTCTCTGCTTAGACCAGCGAGAACTGTAATGAACCAACTTCAAGAGGGAAAAATAACTGATGAAAACATAATGACTTCTTTAACAGAAGGGGGAATCATGTCTATGAAAGAATTAGTAAAACCCTTTATGTCCGAAGCTATTTATGTAGAAGCAATGACCGACCTTTTAGTAAGGAATGGTAGAACACGAGAAAATAGTCAAGTATTTAGACCAGAAGATCCAATTGGGGAAAAACTTTATAAAGGAACAATGCACATTGTTGACACTTTGACACCAGGTTCAATTGACCAAGCTTTAAGAATAGGTGGGGCTCCTTTTAACGTAGCAGATAAATATGGTAAAACTTATGATTTAGGGGATGAAATAGGTGGTATTTTTGGATTTAGAAATATTGAAGTAGATCCGGAACAATCTTTTAAATTTATGATTAGTGATTTTAATAAAAGTATTTCTGGAGCAAGAGCTACTTTCTTAGGTGATGCTTTAAAAGGTGGAGCTGTTACTCCTAACCAAGTTTTAAATCAATATTTGGGGGCAGAGCAAAGTAGATACAAAGCATTTCAAAATATGTATAAAAATGTAGAGGCAGCTGAAATATTAGGAATGAAAAAAAATCAAATATTTAACCAGTTAGAAAGACTTCCTAAAAAAACAAGGAATTCAATTTTACAAGGAATCTATCAACCCTATGTTCCAAGTCCAGAGGTAAGAAAACTTTTTTATACTAATGCTTTAGCTCTTTCTAGAGAAACAGGTGCTCCTTTAATTGATCCTTTTGGTGGAGCTCAAACTCAAATTAGTAGATATATTAATGATAATTGGGGTAATAACTTATTAGATGAACCTATAGATATAGATTATAGTTTGCCTAATCTTCAAGATGGTATTTTTGAAGGATTGTTCCAGTCTACTGGACCAGTGACCCCTGCCAACTCTGCGGGGAAAAAAGTAACACCAGCCATTATTAATGATAACAATCAAGCTGGATTAACTCCCTTTGAAGAGGCAACCTTAGATCCTATATCCAAACAAATTCTATTGAACTCACAAAATAATCAAGGTAATGTGTAAAAATGGCTGAATCTGATAAACAAAAAAAACAAAAAGCTAACTTTGACAGGCTCTATAGAAAAAGAGTTCAACAAGATGATGCTTATAGAGTAGGTCCAAAAAAAGATAAGCCGACAAAAGAAATTAATACAGACAATGTAGGTCCTTATAATAGAGATATTCAAAGATATGACAATCCATTTGAAAGAAATAATCCTAATCAAATGGCTGCGGATGAAAAAATTATTCAAGACGCTGCTCAAAAATATAACATACAAGACACAGGACCAGGTTCAAATATTCGTAACGAATTAGAACGTATGCGTAATAAAAATTATCAAAGAGCAAATCCAGAAGAATTAAAAGTAGCTAACTCAATGAATCTTGGGCAAACGAATATTGGAAGTAATCAATACTTCACGGCCCAACAACCAACCTTTGCAGAAGTTAGGGGAGATGTTAGAACAAGATTAGGACAAGATGCACGAAATTATGGTGGTGGAATTAAGTCCGCGGTGTCTGCGATGGCTAATGCGGCTTTGCCAGGTAAGATGTTTGAAATGGCTAGTGCGGGTTTAAAATCTTTAAATTCTTTATCCGGCCAAACTAAAAATTTATACTCAGGAACTGTAAATCTTTTTAAAGAAGGCGTAGGTGCATTAAATGATGTTCAACAACAAATATTTATGAACCCTGAAAAATATAAATTCGCAAGAAATCAAGAAGAGATTATAAATGCTGAAGAAAAAGAAGATGAAGTAAATAGATTAGAAACTCTTAATGAAAAAATAGAAGCAGACAGAAAACAATTCGAAGACTTATTAAACATAAGTGTTACAGATAATTATTATAGAAACCGTATGCAACAAGATGATGCTTATAGACTAGACAGCACTTCGAATATGCCTGGCGGCACACCAATCACTGCAAATATACCAGGAGGAAGACCAATTGGAACTGCAAATATACCAGGAGGCACACCAATCGGCACTGCGAATGCGCCAGGAGGAAGAGGGAATTTTTTAGATAGCGATGCTTACAGAGAAATGCTTTTAAATAATTATCAAGAAAGAGAAATGGGTACAGGAAATATGCCAGGAGGAGTTGATACCATGGGACTACCTGTTCAAGGAGATATAACAACAGATGTAAATAAAGACCTTATTATTCCATTTATAAATGAAACACCTATAGGGGAATTAGATACTGACTTAGGTATAAAAAGTTTAAATGAATTTGACGTCAGAAGTTTAGGTGGAAATAATGAAGAGCCAAGAGATAATAATAACGCTTTTGGTGACGAAGCATCAAATTCTATTACACCTTATAATAACGCTTTTAATTTAGAATTTAGAAATCAAGAGGGAGCAACGCCTGGATACGGAGGAGATGACGGTCAAAGATTTGCAAGTTTTGAAGACTTAGATGTTGGGTTAAAAACGGGGGTTAATAGAATTTCTGAAATAGTAGGAGATGGTAGAAGCACAGAAGGATTTTTAAATATTTATGCTCCTAGATCAGATAATAAAAAATCTTTTGATAATTATTTAGCTGAGTTAGTAAAAAGAGTAGGGCCTACTATTGAGCCTAATGAAATTAAAGAACTAAGCGAAGGGGTAGTTAAATTTGAAAATAAACCAGAAATAGCGGATAAGTATTTAGCTTATCTTCAAGCAAACGCTGATAAAATTTATGATGGAATTATTTCATCTAAGAATAACACAATGTTAGCTGAAATTACACAAAAAGACATAGATAGATTTAAACAACCTATGACACAAATGATGAATTTTGAAACTTACAAAGACATTAATCTAGACTCCACTATAACACGACAAGAATTTGACCAATTAAAAGCACGAGTGGCGTAGACTAATTGATAGACCTCACAAAAATTTTTAAGGACAGAGTACGTCTCCATGAAGGGTGCGTCGAAATCGTCTATTTAGATAGTCTGGGTAAGGCTACCATTGGTATAGGTCACCTTGTACAACCACATGAAAAAGAAAGATACAAAGAAGGTGTGACTTTATCTCAACAAGAAATCGAAGATTTATTTGATATAGATTTAAACAGAGCAGCTGCTGGAGCAGAAGAATTAATTGGAAATTTAGAGCTCCCTCAAAATATTCAGCATGTCATTGTTGAAATGGTTTTTCAGCTTGGAAAAACTGGCGTTTCGAAATTTAAAAATATGTGGAAAGCTCTCTCTGAAAAGAACTTTGTACAAGCAGCAGTTGAAATGCGAGACTCACAATGGAGAACACAAACCCCAGGTAGATGTGAGTCCTTAGCTAAAATCGTTGAAAACGCTTGATTTTTTTTTCTTTTTTAAGAAGCATACAGGGGGTACTTAAAAGTTTATAAGTAGATTTATATATGATTATTAAATTTTTTTTAGTAGGATTTTTTTGTGTAGCTACAAACGATTGTATTAGAGTATCAGGACCGTCAGGATTTGATAGCTACGAAAAGTGCGTACGATATGCCAATGCCATAGAACAAAATTTGCTAAACTATACAAAAGGTAAAGCTGTAGAAATAGATTTGAGTTGTATCGATGCGTTTGAACTACCTGGAATAAACTTTATATAGATCTTCTTTTAAATGACTTAGGAAATTCATTGTAGTTTAGATATTCAGTATAAGCCCATTGCCAATCATTACCATATTCAGCTTTACAGTAATTTTTTAAATCATTATCCGGGTTATTTTTAAATAAAATGCTAAAGAAGTTTAGGAAGTGGTTCTTAGCACTATCTGTGAGATTCATCATGCCCAGAAGATAGGCTAAAAATTATTTTTTACTCTTGTTTTTTTGAGACTTCTTATCTGCATAAAAAGCATACTTCCATTGTTGGCTAGAGACTAAAGATATATCATCATGTAAAACTTTAATTAATCCTAGATTTAATTCTAAAGGTTTATGCTTCTCCATTTTATCATGCTCATCATCTGTAAAAGTACAATAAAACTTTCCGTCTTGATAAGATAATCTCATTTAAGTTTATCCTTATGAATTGTCGCTTGCCTATCTCCTATGATCCATACCATAAGAGCTATAAGCACCAACAGTAGTGTATTAAGTATAAGTAGTGCAATGATCATTTGATTCCTCCTTATATTTTTCTATCATTAGTTCTCCTGTTAAGTCATATTTTTCTATCATTAGTTCTCCTGTTAATTCATCAGTGTAAACCAAACCATCCATTGTAAAGGTATATATTTTTAGCTTTGAGTAGACACTTTCTTCTGATTTTTTATCTATGTTCATTTTATTTCTCCCCAGTTTTTACCTAGTTCCACATCACACTTTGAAGGTACGTGAAGTTCAACAGCAGACTCCATAACATCTTTGATACCTTGTATCTGGGTCTCATCTTCAACGGAGATATCTAATTCATCGTGGATTTGAATCATAGGAATAACGCGGAAAGCCTTCCATAATTCAACCATTGCCTTTTTGGTCTGATCTGCTGCCGAACCTTGTATTAAACGATTAAGAGCACGATAAGTATGAGCTCTTTTAATTTGATTAAGAGGCCATTTCTTTAACGCATTCTCGTAGTTTGAAACTGTTTTATCTTCAAAGTCTCTGCTCTCCCATAATTCAAAACGACACTTGCGTCCAAGAAGAGTTCTCATATGACCTTGTTGGTCCGTGTGCCTAGTAGCTAAACTAATGATGTCTTTTAAGAAAGGCACTCCTTCATTATATGTTTTCTTTAATTGTTTTGCTTGTTCTACTGTAATATCTAAAGAAGCAGCGAGCTTCGCTAATCCCATTCCATACATTAAACCTAGTCCAATAGTCTTAGCTTCTTTTCTAGATATACCAGCCATGTCTGCTGTCACCTGATGAAAGTCTGTGCCTTCATCTTTAAAAAATTTAATTAAAGTATCTGCTCCATCTAAATCTCTGTGTTTAGCATAATGAACTAAAAGTCTTGGCTCTTGCTGTGAATAGTCAAACGTTCCCCACTTCGTTCCTTCTTCAGGAATAAAGATAGATCTGATCATAGGACCAATTAATTGATCTCTAGCTGGTATCTGTTGTAAATTAGGATTACTCATAGACATTCGACCACTGACCGTTCCCCCATCATCACCTCTCATTTGATGAATCTCTGCATGGATTCTTCCATTAACTTCATGTTTAATAAAAGTATCTACAAAAGTTGTATGTGCTTTATTAAATTCACGAGCTCTCACTATAGAATTAACAATAGGATTAGAGTGCGTATTTAAAAAAGCTTTATCAAACTTTGGTTGTTTAGATTTTTCTGTTAATTCATACTCCTCACCAATTTTATCAAAAACTTTTTGAATAGCCGTCGCTGTCCAAATGTCTCTGTCTGAGAAATCAATATTCGTTTCTTTCATAATATTGTAATAGATTTTCTTTTCTTCTTTTTTAAAATACTTCTTAACTTGATCGGCTCTTTCCATATCAACACGAACACCTTTCCATTTCATCTCAATAAGGAGAGGAAGAAGATCTGTTTCTAATTGAAAGATATCATTAAGATTTTGTTTTTGTATTTCAATTTTAAATATATTCCAAAGTTTTAAAGTTAAGTCTGTATCTTTCTCTGCATAAGGAGCAGCATATTCTACCGGCACCCAATCCATATGTTCTTTAGGATTAAAACCAAAATCTTTTCCAAATTGGTCAAGTCCTGTTTCGTATTTTCTTTCTCCTAAATAATCTTTACCTAAAGAATTTAAAGCATAACTGAATCTGTTCTCATCAATCAGAGGAGCAGCGATCATTGTATCATAGATTTTACAGTTACACTCAACGCCCCATTGTCTAAGCCAACCAATATCATAACTAGCATTGTGGCAGATAACATCAGGATCATTTTTGAATACATCTTTTAACCAATTTTTTACCATGGACTCGTCAAAATTTCCACCTCTTTGATGGCGAGTGGGAAAGTAACCATTAAAGCCTGGAGTTGAAATAGCAACACCTACTATAAATCCACTGCCCGTTGCCCAACCAGGGCCTTTCGTTTTTAATTCGGGATCATAAGTTTCTAAATCTATACATATTTCTGTGATTTGTTTAGGGTCAGGAAACTCTGTTGGTGGCTCCCATGTAGGTAAATTATCTCCTCTTAATAAATCTAATTGTTGTTGAAACCTCATGATAATATCTCCTCAAATTCATACTTGGTAGATGAAGGTACTATATAAAGATTTTCTTTTGCTCGGGTTAAACCCACATAAAAAACTCTTCTTTCTTCGTCCCGCATTGACCAAAGTGTTTTACTAATTCGGTAAGATAAATCAGAAAATAAAACTACGTTCTGACTTTCTCCTCCCTTTGCTCCATGAATTGTAGAAAGTTTTATCTTTGCTTTCTCATCTAAGTCATGACCTCTGTCAAGGATTTGTTGTATGTATAGTCTTTCGAACCCTGTAATTTTTGTAAGGACAGTGTCCCAAGGGCTTTGAATAGATAAGTTTAACCCCCAATTTCTACAAAGTTCTTGGTAGTTAAAACTTTCTTCTTGATTGGCTCCAGGTAAAGTCTTCTTTCCTCGAGTTACTCCATTATCTCCTAACGACATATATTGATATAAATTTTTAGCCTCATCATAAGAAACATTTTCTTGACGTTGAAGTTTTCTCCAAGACCTATAAGCTTGAAGAATCTGAGGACTAATAGAAGAGCCATTATTCTTTTCAAATAAATGTCCTCTTCTTTTAACTTCTTCCGCTACTCTTTCTAAGAAATAATTTGTACGAGTAAGAACTAACCACTGCCCTTGGCTCATATCAATACTTTCAAAAGGAACAGTTCTAATCATTCCCACAGAATCTCTAGGCGTCCAAATCTTAGGTATTCTTTTTGTTATTCTATCTACTAATCTATTTGATCTTATGAAAACACTTTTAGGTATACGATAAGATTTATTAAGAACTTGAGTTCTACAATCTAAGTCTATGAGCTTAGTTACATCTGCTCCTGACCAAGAAAAAATAGCTTGATCATCATCTCCAGCTATGTAAACCGCCTTCGCTTGTGCCTGGAGCATAGAGACTATCCCCCATTCTGAGGGCTTCAAGTCTTGAACCTCATCTATAATGACGATATCTAATCGAGGAGTAGTTTTTTGAAGAACAAATTCATTAATTAAATCCGTATAATCTTTAATATTATTTGTTTTTTTAAACATTCTATAATTTTTATCTATGCGTTGAAGTCTTTCAAATCCTCCTTTGACATGTCCAAATTTTTTAAACTCTTCGTAAAGAGTAGTATTTCTTACTCGATATAAATCAATAAGATGGAGTCCTGAGTCTTCATCTCCTGATCCTTTACTATGGATGGATTGACCAATGTCTACTCCATATTGTTTTTTAAATTCTTTAAAGTCATGCTCTTGAATAATATCAGTAGGAGTACACCCCAACCATTTATAAGATAAACTATGCAGAGTTCTAAACCATTTAAGATCTTTCCTTGCTAGCTTAAATTTAACAGAAGCTCTTTCGATAGCTTCATTAGTAGCTTTCCTTGTAAAAGAAAAGAAGCCAATTCTATCTGGCTCACGACCCTCTGCTAATTCTTGCTCAATAATATTTAAAAGAGTAGTCGTCTTTCCTGTGCCAGGAGGTCCAATTAATTTTACTGTATTCTCTAAAATGGTACTTCTCCTTCTGACGCATCTAAATTTTCTAAAAGATCTTCTTCAATTTTAACAGACTTTCCAAACTTATCATTAGCTAAGACCCAAACAAGTTGTCCTTTTTTACCTTCTAAAGTTTTTTGTTTAGTCTCTCCTCCAAAAGAACGAAGCCATACTCCCACTTGATTAGTAGTGACTGCTGAGAATTTTTTATTCTTTAAAAACTCTATAAGTTGATCTGTTCTAAAATAAATTTCATTCTTCTCTTCATCAATAAAGCAACTACCAGCTAACACTTCATCAATACTAATAGCATTACCTTGATTTCTAATAAACTTAAGTAAGGCATTTTTAAATTGACCTTCCATTGTTAATTCATATTCTGCTTCCACAATCTCTGTGGTTTCTAATAAACTATTAATCATCTCATCATAATCGTCTCTCTTTAACATTGGAGGCATACGAGTAATTGTAACAGCGCACTTTTTTCTAAACCTATGTTGGTCATAGAGTTCATCAATATTTAAAGTAATTCTTTGATCTCCTACATTTAAATGAAAAATACTTTCATCACCATTTCTAAACATAACCATATTTTTTAATTCAGCACCGACTGAGTTTTCTCCAATACCAAACTTACGGATTTTACATTTACTTTTATTACAAAAAGAACACATAGGTTGGTCTTTACATTTATATCCCCAATCTTTTTTCTCTGATTGTTTTACAATCTTTTCTATTTGTTTAGGAGGTAGAGGAGAGGGAAAATACTTATGATGAAACTCATAAATCTTTTGTTCAAATTCATCTGGCCATTTCTTTTTTGCGTAAACTGCATATTGAAATAAGAAATTATCTCTATTGCCAGATTCAACATGACCATTCTCATTAATATAAGCTTCAATACAAAAAGGTGCATCAAAGAATTCTGACTTTTCTTTTGTAACTTTTAATTTTTTAAACTCTTCGATAGTAAGAGATTTTTTTTCTACTTCTTCTAAAAACTTATCAATGCTCATAGCATTGCCTTCATCATCATAAGCATATCTAGTAGAGTAATTATTACCATTATGATAAGGAAGATTTAAAAAGTTTCCTACATCACCTCGTTCTTTATCTAAGACGGCCTGCTTAGGAAAAATTTCACAATCACCATGACCAATAGAAGAAGCTATCTCAGACATTTTTTCTAAAACTAATTTCGCGGGAGCATATTCTTTTAAAAAGACAAAGATGTGAGCACCTCCACTTTTTGACCTAGCAACAATAAACGGAAGTTTTTTTTTATTTAATTTTACAACTAACGCTTTATGGTCAAGGGGATAGGTGTCCACATCAATACATCCCCAACGGCAAGTGGAGTCATCGGTGATAGGGATAACGCCGAAACTCGGATACTTGCCATCAAGGTGGTCTAGCCAAAGCTGATCAACGACAGGTTTTTTGGTAATAAAAGCTTTACCTGTTTCCTTGCCATCTTCCCGTTGATCTTCTTTAATAAATTGACCGTAGGCTCGGTCTAAACCAAAAAAGATCTCTTTAAATTTTGAGACCCTTGAATCCATTTAGAATGGTATGTCCCCTGACATTTGATCAGATTCTTCATCATACTTAGGTTTAATTAAACCTTTTCTAATAGACTCATTAAAGTCGCTCGCCATTTCAAAAGTATTATCATCAGTGATAAATTCTTTTTTATCTAGCACCCAACCAAACCAAGAACCTTTTGAGTTTGTTTGTTTTGTAGTTGTAAGGTGATAAATTCTGTACCACGAAGGAGCTAAGAACATTTTTTTACTCGTAGGAT